AAGGTGCAACAGTTGGTAAGTTTAATGCTAACATAATAGCTCGTGATTTAGGACTTAAAGATAAGTCAGAAGTAGCTACTACCGAGAAGCCTTATGTCTTAAGCCTAGAGGAAAAAGAAGAGTTAGAACGTATTGAAAGGTTGAGTGGAGTTGAGAATGAATGATTTTAAAAATACAGTAGACGTGCCGATAAATGCTGGCTTTATGTTTTTAAATGCTAGAAACAGTACAATAGATGTTTTGGGGTTAAATAATCGCTTACTCTACGGTGGCGATAACCATATACGTACTACAATTTATAGACGAGAGCTGTGATTATGGAAAAGGTGATGAAATTATAAAATGTATTTTTGCTTATGATAAAGAAGAAGTGGAAAAAAAATGTAAATGGTTTGAGTCTAAATCAGGTGAAGAAGTTGAGTTTGATAGATTGTTTGAATATAAATAAAAAGGTTAGTTAATGAACATTGAAGATAAGAAACTCTACCATACTAACTTCTACGCCTTTTACCTGTATGTTAGCGGTAACTCAAAGTCTACTAACTGGTGGGAGCGAGATTTTTGTAATTTCTGCGAGCTTTGTTATTTGTTATTCCATCAAGGCAAGCGTCCGTTATGGTATATTGAGGCTCCGGTCCAGCATGGAAAGAGCTTAAAAATGCGTTTTTTCCTCGCATGGTTTGTAGGTAAGCATAGGAATTTAAGGTTTAACTTTTATACAGGTGATGATAAGCTGAGAAAAGAAACAAGCGATTTCATGCTTGAACTATTCAAAACTAATAAAAGATACAGAGAAATATTTGGTAACGTTTTAAAACAAAAAGGCACAGAAAACATTGATACATTGCAACTTGACGGTGGACAGATTGATTTTAGACTTCTAAGTAGCGGACAAGTAGGATATCCTTCAAACGTATCATTAATCGATGATCCTTACTCAAAATCAGAGCAAGCAAGCTCGGATGTGCAAAAAGAAACAATTATAACACGATTCAATAGTGGTGTTATATCACGTCGTCAATCCCAATCTTTAGTTCTAGTAACTCACTCACGATGGTTTCCTGATGATCTAATCGGGCGTATCAAAGAGAATGTTAGAAGTGGAAAATATAAAGGCATTAATGTTAAAGGTTTTAGCTATCCAGCAATTGCTATTGAAGAAGATAAGTATAGAAAACAAGATGAGGCTCTTTTCCCTGAATTAAGAGACCTTGAATTTTTGAGAGAACAGCAAAGCTTAATGACAGAGGAAGAGTTTGCGTCTTTGTACCAACAAAATCCAGTCTTGGCAGGTGGTAATTTCTTCAAGCTTAATTGGTTCGTGTTTACTGATGACATGCCTATTAAATTCGATTATCGATTCATTACCGCGGATACCGCCTACAAAGACAAAGAAAAGAACGATTTTCATGTGTTCGGATACTGGGGTGTAGTCAATGTTGACGGTAAGAAAAAGCTTTACTTGATTGACATGAAACGTAAAAAGCTAAAAGCTATCGCGGTTGAACGTTGGGTTGAACCTTGGATAGTAGAAAAGATAAGCTGGGGATTTAGATATATTTGGATTGAAGATAAAGGACACGGTATTTATCTAAACCAGAAGTTTAGAGAAAAAGGTTATCCAATTCCTGATGAAGACATGATAAAAGAAACTCTACCAAGAGAAAAAGACAAGGTTGAACGTGCAAATAATGTTATTCCATGGATAGATAAAATAATATATAATGTGTATATTAATAAAAATATCGATTGTTTAGAGGTTTTAAAAACTGAGCTTTTAGGATTTCCAAGGGCAAATCATGACGATACCGTCGATGTAATAGTGGATGGGATTAAAATATCTCTTGCCGGCAATGATGTTGTAGCAGAATATGAGGCGATGTATGGAAAATAAAGATAACTGTAAAAATTGTGAGTTTTTTTATGATGCTAACGATTATAACCATCATAGCTGTGACGGTAGTGATATATTTTGTTGTTATTACCCAACATTGCAAGTATTGTCTATGGATAGACCAATTTGTAATTTTTATAGAAGAAAGGCAGATCAAACAGATACTAAAGATATAGATATTACCCCGAAAATTTATGACGATTTAACTTGACAAAATAAGCAAAAACATATATACAAAGGTATAGCATGAACTCTAATAATAGAGAAAATATAGATAAGTTTAATAAAGTGTTTGAGAAAAAGATTAATGATTTACAAGACAGAAATGCACATACGAAGATTAGAGTTGAGTTTAATGTTAAAGACGGTAACTTGCAAAGAAAAGTGAAGATTTTACCGGAAGAAACAATTTTATTATAAATTAATAGGCAATCTTAACATAAGAACCCTATACCAAATTACTAGAAATAGTAATTTGGTATAGGGTTTTTTTTATTTTATAGGCAGGTTAAATGGCTCGTATTCCAAGAAAACTCAAACAAGCTTCAACTAATAAACTAGCAGTCATGGACGAGGTCATTCTACCTACGCAACCCATGAATGTAATTAAAACCGAAGATGGAAGCTTTAAGACTGAAAACATTGTAGAGCAACCACGCGTACATGATGGTTCTTTGAGAACTTATGTCGGAAATATGGCATCACAACAGAACAATAAAGATGTCATCGCTAACTCACAATATACCTACGAATTTAGAATACTAGAACAATACCTCGAGAACGTATACCAACAATCATGGATTGCTAAAAGAATCGTTGAATTGCCTGTCGAAATGTCTATGATGAACGGTTTTAATATCACCTTAAAAAACAGGAATGATGAAAAGAAGTTCTGGGATGCTTGGGATAAGTTCGAGTTAAACGATCTTATAGAAGACACTCAAAAATGGGCGGATGTTTACGGAAGCTCGATTATTCTATTTAAAAATAAAAGCCAAGACCCTGAAAAACCAAACACAGATTATAAGAGTTTAGATTTTGTGCAAGTGCAATATCCTTTTTACACACCACTACCACAGACTGATGATGTTTATGAGACTGACAGAGTTTCGTTTAATCTTTTGGGTATGACTGCAGCATTAGAAAACATGGCAGTATTCCATGGCACTAAATCAATTAAAAGATTATCGCCACAATTTAAATATTTTGGAATGTCTGTTTATCAGAACATGTGGAAAGCAATGATATCGGACGATTTAATCACGACAGCGGTTGCGAACATGGTTTATAGATCATCTACCCCAGTTTATAAAATTGAGGGATACAAAGAGTTGCTGCGTAGCAAAAGACTTGATTTGATTCTTGAGACATTACAGACAACCGAATTAACACGCGGAATGTTTGGTGCGGTTGTCCAAGATACTAAAGATGATTTTAAAATGGTAGGACAATCGATCACAGCGTTGGCGGATTTGGATAGACGAAGTGCAGAGCGATTATGTAGTGCAATCGGTTATCCTGCAACAATGATTTTAGGGAAAAGTCCTGATGGGATGAATGCGAACGGTAAATCGGACGAAAAGAATACTATTTTAACTATTAAACGCTATCAAAAGAAGATGTTAAAACCTATTAAAAACGTTGCTTTGGCTTTAATGAACCATATAGGGATTGACGAGACAGATTTTAAAATTGAATTTAACAACCCGCATTCTCAGGATAAGGAAGAAAAGGCTAAGACTGACGGCATGGAACTTGACAATGCAATGAAGCTAAATGAAATAGTAGCTAATTTAAAGATTGTTAATAGATATTTAAAAGAATCTGAATTAATAACGGAAGACGAATTTAAAGAGCTGGAAAAAGTTGCGGAGGAATATGATGAAGCTAATAGACTTGAAAACGAAGAAGTCGAAATTCCGACCGATAAAGACACCAAAGAGACTTGAGCTTGAATATTATAGACAACTTCGAAAGATAGTTGATTATATACATGCTGAATTTCAGAATATAGTGATTGATGGGATGGATAAAAAGTATATAAAGAACCAAATTGTTGATGCAGGACATTTAAACTACGTTGATAAACTTGGTATGCTCTTAAAAAAGTTTAATGTAAGGATTGACAGTAAGACTAGCTCGAAAGTTATTAGCTTTTTAGCGAATCAATCTGTTAATTCTGTTTATAAATATAATGAGCGTCAATGGATGTCGAGACTTACGAGTTTTGGAATTGATATCAAACAAGACGTTTCTTATAAGTTATTGAAAGATTACTTGAGCATGCGAGTTAATAATAACGTTTCTTTAATTACTAATTTACGCGATACTGTTTCAGCAGATCTTGAAAAGATGATATATGCTAACTTTGAGAATGGAAAGACTTTTAAAGAACTTGCAAAAGATATGCAGAAGAGATTAGGTATTGATAAACGGAAAGCAATGTTGATTGCTCGGAATGAGATCAAGAACACTAACACGCAACTGAACAAGAAACGGATGCAAGAATACGGCGTTGAATACGCAGTTTGGCGTAATGCGGACGACGAAAGAGTGCGAGGCAATCCAAACGGTAAATATCCTGACTCAAAGGATAATCACTGGAAACTTGAGGGTAAGGTTTACCAAGTCGGCGTTGGTATTTGGATGGAATCACTCGGACGATACATTGAACCGGGACAAGAGATTAATTGCAGATGTATTGCAGAGCCGATACTTGAAAGCAAAGAAGAGATTTTGCAAGTCTATTCAAAAGAACAGACTGAATATATAAGGAATGCAGCATAAATGAAGCTAACAATGACAGAACCAAGAACTATAAAAGATGGAAGCGGTGCGGAGCCTAGTAAATTAAGAGATTTTTGTTTTTATTTTATTTTAAGTTTAGCCAGTCTGTTTTGTTTGTTTTTATTTAGTAAAGTAATAATTTTAGCATTTAAAGCATAAGAGGATTAAGATGTCGAAAGCGATTAAAAAACTTATAGTCAACGAGTACGTTAAATCACGCAAAGAGCTTGGTTTAAGCGTTGAGGACAGCAAAGCACAAGCTTTATCTATGTTTGATAACACCGATATTGACGATTCTGTTTTTAATAATGTTGAAAAGGTTATCGACGGTGATTGTGATTGTTATAAAACAAATGACGAAGCTTGTTTAGATTTGGTTGAAGATGCTATATCTATAAATTTAAAATTAAACAAATCAATTTCAGATACTAAGTTTAACAAAGAGGACGCTATAAAGATAAAAGAAAAGTTTAAGCTTGAGTTTTCAGTAGAGTCTATTTTAGAGGGATTAAATGTTGAGTTAGAACATAAAGATATTACAAAGGGTGATTTAGGCTTGACTGCTAAGATTGTGATTGCTCACTTAAAAGAAAGGGCTGATTATTATACACAGCTTAAAAAGTATGTAGAAGTTAAAGACAACGACGTTGAGGATTTAATTTTAGTTTATGATACTTATAATATTGGTACGGTTAGAGAGTGGCAAGGTGGGAAATATAAAAAAACTAGCGAGGGGTGGAATAGAGTTACTGAAGAGAATAAAACTACCATAAAAGAAAGCAATATTAAAGACGAATCTTACTTAATCAATGACGCAGTATCTTTAAAAAATAAACGTGCGACCATTATGCGTGATGGTTATTATAAATATTTAGCTCGTGAGGTTGATAGAAAGGCACACTATCCGAACGATGTTGTAACTGTATATAGACCACAGAGCGAAGTTAAAAAGGCTTATGATAAGTTCATTGAGTTAAAAAAACTTCCTGCTATTGCGAATCATCCAACACAAGATTTAGATTTAACCGATATTAACTCATACAAGGATGGCGAGGGTGTTCGTCCTAAAATGGTTATTGACAATGGTGTTTGTCTTTTAGATTGTGAATTAGATTTAAAAGGTAAAGCAAAAGAGTTCTACGATCAAGGTATTAGAGAGATAAGTTGCGGTTGGCACGGTAAATATGAAAAGGTAACAGATAAAAATTTAGACTATGATTATATTCAAAGGTTCATCGAATTTAATCATATAGCAATATTGGAGCGAGGTAGGTGTGGTGCTACTTGTTCGATAAAGGACGAAAATATCAAAGATAAAGGAGTATTGGATATGACTAAAGAAGAATTAGATAAACTTGTCAATGATAAACTTGACGAGAAATTACAATCTATTGCTGATGCGAAAGTTGAAGATGGTAAACCAGCTACCGTTGGAGAGACTAGAACATGGGAAGGAGTAAAATACAAGAAAAGAGCTAATGGGGACTGGGTAAAGGTTGGAGCAAGCAAAAAAGAAAGAGAAGAATCAGATGAAGCTGATTTTGGCAATGAAGAAGATATTGAAGACGCTTATTTGATGGGCGACGAAGACGAAGACGATGCAGAAAAAGCAAAGTCTAAACTTAATAGATTCAAAGAATATCACAAGAAAAAGAAAGAATCTAAGAAAACAGTAAAAGACGAAAATATTGCAGATCAAGCGCAAAAGATTGAGGATGCAAAGGTTTCCGTTAAAGATGCTTTTATTAAAGATTCAAAGGGTACTTATGAAGCGGTTGAGTTGGGTATTTTAAAGGCTCAAGATATTGCAGACAAATTGCCTTTAGAGATTAAAGCGATGACTGTTAAAAGCGTTTTGGATAAAGAAGTTTCTATTGAAGACGAAGAAGTTTTGAACACATTATTTGATGTAGCATTAAAAAATTATGTTAATCCAAAATGGGACAAAAAGAAAGTAAGTGATGGATTAGTAGGTATGGATAAAATAAGAAAAGAATCAAAAGAGAATTTTGAAAAGATCGCTAGAGGCGAAAAATTAGGAGGAAATTAAGATGAGTTTAAAAGCACAAAACACACCATTACAAGCTGGAGTTGATTTTATGGCAATCGGTAAAGCCGGTGCAATGAATAGATCAAAAGCACATTCTATCAGAACTTATGAATTTGGTACAACTATGGCTGATACAGACGTTATAACTTATGGTGGTATGGTTGTTTTAGACA